TACCGTCTTTCCAACCATTTGCAACCCAAGCATTATATTTTGCTATTAAAGAAAACTCATATTGCTTGTAAATAATATTTTCAATTTCACCACAATATAATAGAAAGTCTTCAAGGGAAGGTTTTTTCTTTATATCTTTTCCTTTTCCTTTACCTGTATCTGTATCACTATCTGTATCTGTATCTGTATCGGCTTTTTTGGGTTCTTTTGGGTTACCAGAAAACCCACTGGGTTCTTTGGGTTCTTTTGGGTTTGATGGTCTACCACCTTTAGAACCGTTCAATGCATTGCGATTGCAAATAGATTCGTACTTTTTTAAGTCCCTTTTTAATTGTTGTTTTATAGGCTCAAATGAAATAGTGATTATTAAATCATCTATTACAGGGTCTTCATCATTAACATAGCTTAGAATATGTTTAAACAATAAGCCAGCCTTCTCATCTGGTAACTGATTAACCGTATGGATTAAATCAGCATACAATACAAAACCTTTTTTATCTTCAGCCATAATCGCACAATTTGGCGACAACCAGCCCCGAGGTGCGATAACTAACCATGATTGGAAGTTCCCCGGGCTGCTGTCTTATTTAAAAATATGTTTTTTCTGTGTATTCATGGTTTCATTATCGCACTACAAACATACAAAAAATTAATTACTCTGGCAAATAAACTCCTTAAAAAATCCTGAGCTGGCTTTGGTGCAGCTTCAATCTTTCGTTTGCATCTTTAAAGTACTCTTCATCTATTTCGCAAGCTGTTAAATCATAACCTAAATTATGGCAAGCGATAGCAATTGAGCCAGAACCTAAATGTGTGTCGAGTATTTTGTCGCCTTCCTTTGCATAATTCATTAGAAGCCATTCGTAAAGTTTAATAGGTTTTTGAGTAATGTGTATTCTTTTCTCGCTTGTATTTCTTACGTGTCTAAATGTTTTTGCATTCCTATCAAACGAAGTCCAAGCATATTCACTATCTGCCATTGTAGGCATTAGTGCTACCTTATCCCAGATTATATAACATCTATTTGGATGCAGTTCTACATAATTTCCGCCCCAAATAATTTGATTTTTAGATACTCTAAAAAGCTCGTTAAAATATTCCTTAGTTGGTAATTTATCCCAATAAGCATCTCCTCTTTTATACTTACTAGCCCACGTTCCCCCTTGTGTTAATTTATCCCCCAGACCATACGGAATATCAACAATAGCAAGGTCAAAGTGGTTATCTTCATACCTTGCCATCATTACCATATTATCTTCATTTGTAATTGTAATCATATCTTTAAAATAATTTGAGCTGGCTTTGGTGCAGGTCAAAAGCTGCCAGACCATCTCTAAAGTATTGCTCATCTATTTCGCAAATGTCAAGTTCAAAGCCTTCCATGTCGGCTGCAATTGCGTGTGTGTGGCTTCCTCCGTGTGTGTCTAGTATCTTGTCGTTTGGCTGTGCGTAGTTCTGGAGTAACCATCTGTATAATAATACAGGTTTTTGAGTTGGATGTATTCTATCATTTTGAGCCGCTATCTTGCTGTATATCTTAGCCCCTTTATTAAAAGAAGTCCAAGCTATTTCACACATTGCAAAACTCATTTTCTCAGCTATCTTTTTATCCCAAACAATCATACATTTAGTATTACTTAAATAATCTAAAAAGTAATTCCCACCCCAAATTATTCGATTTTTACTAACTCGCTTTAGTTCATTAAAATATTCTTTTTCAGGTATTTTACTATCCCACCCTTTTGTTTCGTATTTCTTAAAGTGTGTTCCGCTATTTTCAATACTAATTCCATATTCAGGATCTACAATAGCCAACTCATAATAATTGTCAGGCTTACTTTTCATAAAAGAAATGCAATCACAATTGTAAAAATTGATGCCACCACGATTAACCCCGTTAAAATTCTCCATTACTCTTTCATTAATTTTGCCTGAACTATGCAGTCGCTGTAATATTTGATCATTTCAGGCGTTAAATCATCCTGACAATATAAGTATGTTAATGTCGTTAATGTGTGTGTCCTTGCTCGTGCATGCTCCTTATCTGGATCAAGTATATCATACAAATGTGAGGAGTAGACCCATTGCGTTAATTCTCTTGGTGTTCTCATAATTCTAGTTTTAAGCGGTTATATTAAGTTTATTTTACAAATGATATAAATGTACGTCATTTGGTAGATCGTTCCATTTTGCCGCTAATTAGTTGGAACTTGACCAATCAGGGCGCTCAAGTATAGCATTCGGGATATGGAATAACTTCACAATCCTCAGATCAATTATTAAATGTTTGATCTCATCTGTAATTGGGAGCTTACTCAGCTTCTTAATTGCCCTGTCGATAACTATGTTTTTCTCTGCTGTGTTCATGTTCTAGTTTTTATGTTAAAAAATCTGGCTCTATATCGTTTTCATCAAAAAAAGTGCTACAATAAATTGTACCTTTTTCAATCTTGCTTTCCTCATCAATGATAATCAAGCCTGTAATTTCACCTTCATAGGCATAGCATGATAGATTTTCATTAAACAAGGCTAGCTTTTCCTTTAACTTTTTTATTGTAATCATTGTTCTAGTTTTAATTAATTTAAGTTAGAGTTAATATCCTAGGCTTGCTGGATACCTAATGCCAGCAGGTGGTTTGTTCGGGAGTTCTCTCTCCTTTATTAGGATTGTACCCTGCCTAAAATACTAACCGTATAATAATTTAAGGTTCTAATTTTTTAATAATATAATTTAAATGCTCACGCAAAGAAATTAAACTTTCCTTACTCAAATAAACTCTACTGATATTTTTTTTGTGCGAATGAGTAATCTCTATTCTGACTTCTTTGTCATTATCTAAGTCGTCAAATACAATTATATTTGATCCACTTGTAACTGTTAATGTTCTGGTTGTCATATTTTCTAGTTTTAAAAGTTTTTATTAATTTAAACAAGCACTTACCGCATCCAGTAAGCACATAGCATTTGAATGAGCTAGATTATTCTCCTTGTAGCTTGTAAAAATCAATGCTTCTTTGAGTTCCAATGTTGAGCCACTGTTAAACCATTTATAAGCGATCTCTAAATATTCCTTATTCCTATACGCTTTCTCATTCATTTCGCTCAAAAGAACTTTTGCGATATGGTAACTGTCGTCAACCTCATTCCTTTCAACTACATATTTTTCTAATGCTATGCTGAACTCAGTTGTTAATTTATAATACTTGTTGTAATTCATTTTTTCTAGTTTTTAAATTCATTGTAAAAATAATATATTTCTAATTAAGAAACAATATAAATAACAAAGAGCCGCAACTCTGGCGAATTACGACTCTGAAAACTTAAAACTAGACCACAAATATAAACTATTTATGTGCTATTTATTGCCTTTTATATATTTTTCTATTAACATTTATTACTTCATTAGCTTCGTCACCACTAAATTAATCTGTTTATTCAGCTGGTCTAGCTGCCTATTGGTTTCGGTTTGCCCTTGCCTTACTAGCTCTAAATTAGCCTTACTGTCAGTATCTATCCGCAGATCGGATACCTTTGTTCTTAATATTCCTAAGTTTGTTTTGAGCCGCATGTAAACAGCAATGCCCGAGCCTGATAATGTTATTAAAGCAATAACGATTGTGATAATTTGGTAAGTTGTCATGTTGATTATATTTGAGTAATTATTTGATTTATTGGTGTGATTTGGCTTCGATGAATGACATTTATAATCCCAAAGTAATCAAAATAAACTCGGTGAATCTCATCGCTTTGTATGTCTTCAAAATTACCGTTTATTTTTCTGCCGATATAAGCAAAAAACCCTTCTGCACTCTCAACGCAAATAGTATAATCCTTCCACGGCATCTGTACAGAATAAAGAGCCTCTCCATTTTCATCAAAAGTATTAATCGCTGAGTGTGGAAAATGAGCAGGAACTAGGTCGTTTAAATCAGCCACCAAAAAGCCATATTCATCTGCCTCGATAACCATACCCGATATATTGATATACTCCTGCATGTCTGCCACGCTAATAGGGTTATGATTGCCATGCCCTGTATAAACATTGTCATCGCCCTCGAATGTTTTTTCATAGCGTAAGTGCTCTAGCTGTGAGAAAGCTCCAACAAACTTATCAAATAATGGATTCTGCCCGCCAAACATATTCTTGTTTAATTTTATTTTAATCATATTTTTCTATTTAACTGGTTACTACTGTTACGGTTTTTGTTTCTAGGCTTAGAACTGCGGTATTGCTTGCGGCTGTCCTTGCCTCATTATTACCATCTAAGTAAATACTTCCACTACTCATTCCGCTATTATCTAAATCAATCAAAAGATTATCAACCATTGCAGCCGTCAAGCCATAAGTTGCGGCTGGATTATGTCTAAAATAACTTATTGATGCTGAAAATGTATGCCCTGCCGTATATTGGTTTACTCTATTTAGTCCTGTGTTAACATAATAAGTCAAACTAGCAGGCAATCCACTCAGAGCACCGCTTGTCACATTATTTCCTTGATTACGATAAAAAGTCAAGCCAGCAGGCAAGCCGCTGAGATCACCACTTGTCACATTATTTCCTATATTATAATAATAAGTTAAGCCAGCAGGCAAGCCGCTGAGATCACCACTTGTCACATTATTTCCTATATTACGATAAAAAGTCAAGCCAGCAGGCAAGCCGCTGAGATCGCCACTTGTAGTATTTTGTCCTTCATTATAATAAGTAGTCAACCCAGCAGGCAAGCCGCTGAGATCGCCACTTGTCTCATTATTTCCTGTATTAAGATAATAAGTTAAGCCAGCAGGCAAGCCGCTGAGATCACCACTTGTCACATTATTTCCTGTATTAAGATAATAAGTTAAGCCAGCAGGCAAGCCGCTGAGATCACCACTTGTCACATTATTTCCTGTATTAAGATAATAAGTTAAGCCAGCAGGCAAGCCGCTGAGATCACCACTTGTCACATTATTTCCTGTATTAAGATAATAAGTTAAGCCAGCAGGCAAGCCGCCAATATCAAAAGCAAAATTATTGTTAGTGCTCCTAAAATATGTCAGTACGCCATTTTTTGCAAATATCTTGATCTTAGTAGGTATGACGTTACTTTCTGTTTCATCCGATGTGCTAATTTCTTGGTAATCGCCATCACTTGTCCAATCAACCATGGCAAAGTCACCCCCACTATTTAACCAAAGAGTAGATGTATCAGCGGCATTATCTGTAAATTCCATTACAAGACTATATTCTGCAAAATAGTTTAATGCTTCATACAGCTCAGCACCTGCCAAAGCTTCTTCGTAGATAGTAAGCTCCTCTAAATTAATACCATTCTCCCTAAAAAAGATTGGGTTGGTTAATGTTTTCACCTCATCAAAAGTCACATATTGTGCGTTACCGTTCACATCGAATAGCACATTATCGGCATCTAGTTGCTGTAAGGCTGGAGCTTCAGGAAATAGTAACTCTGTTTCCGATCCGTTCATAAATACCTTCCCTGAGATTGGTGGGTTAGTGCTTACCCATGTGTGCCCTGCGTAATCGTCACCTTCAGTTAATATCGAATTTCCATTATTATCAAAAGGGATGTAATTATATGTACCTGCTATCGCATCAACCTCCCACTTATCAAAGCCATATTCGGTATTCCAAGCCGTCGCGCCATCATCTTGAACCCAATCAGTAGCCGTGTTGAAGTTGACAAGTGTGCCATCGTATGTGCCAGGATTAGCCACGTTCTGAATAGTTGCAGCTCCAGCACCATTAGAAAATCGGTAATCTATCAATGTTACTCCATCCTCAATTAGTGAGGCGTGTGAGAATATACCTCCGAAGCCATCAGCACCAGATGTGTAATTAAAGTATTTGAAATTAAGAATACTATCTCCTACCCATGTGGCGAGTTCATCAGTGCCGCTATCTGATAATTCATTTAAAACTAAAGACCAATCACCATTAGATCCATTATAAATAAATTCACCGTCATAAAATGTCGAGACAGATAAAGTAATCAATGTTGTAATGTTCATCTGAACTATTCCTGTGGCACTTTGTAATTCTAACTCTCCAGATGGATTTTGATACATACAAAAACCCTCATGAGCAGCAATAAGTCCACCACATGCAAAAATCCAATAACTAGATGTAAAACTTGCAGGTGTCTTAAACTTCAAAGGTAATCTATAAGTCTTTCCACCCGTTAATTTCAATCCTGTGTCTACATATTTAGTTGAACCAGCCGTGCCTTGTAGACAATTATTCTGCCCCATTAAAGTGTTGTACTTCACACGCCCCAAATGAGTAGGCACATTATCAAATATATCAAAATCAGTTGCCACCCCGTTGCTGTCGTATTTTAACGGGATTAATTGAGAGTAAGTCGGTGCTTCATCATTATATCCGTCATCGTTCAACTTGCTGATGAAATTAGGATTAGTCGCATGGAACGTTGACAATGTAGCATCCTCAATTGTGCCGTGTGCCGTGCTTACGCTGTCAAAACATTGGTCTTTCGAGCCTTCCGTACATTGCCAGAAATGTAGATAAGTAGCTCCACTTTTCACATAAGCATTACCAAAATAAACACCATTAGGAATAGTTAGCACACCACTGGCATCCGTTGCAATGGTATCTTCATCAGTGCCGTTAAAGTAAGTAATCGTAGTGCTCGCTAATGTCGCTCCAAAATCAATTGTCGCAACTCCATCTCCTAGATAAGCTCTACCGGGTTGGATGGTGCGAGTCTCTACGCCTTTGCCATCCAGCCAATACATGAAGCCCGATAAATCAAGCATCCGAGCCGTTAAATATTGTACTACCGTGCTGTAAAATGGTGCGAACGTTGCTTTTATGCCCTGATATTGTATGCCTATTTTTATGCCTATCATAATGTAAATTTATAAGTCTATAACTAATATTTTAGTTAACTATGTTAAATATCCTTGCTTGTGTGCTCATACTGTCAATCCTGCCATACAAGATAGAACTACCGACTAATCCATACTCATTATCTAAGTTAGTGTCTTCTACATTTTGAACCACATCTGTTGTGTTGCCGTTTGTTTCATCGGCATTCCAAATTTTCCTAAAAAATGTCATTATATTATCCAATATGTGTTGCCGTCGCTGACAACCGTTAAACTTTCACCTTCTACTATATTAATAGGATTTTCACCATCAATCAAATCTGTACTCGCTACTGAACAATTATTCGTTGAGTCAATACATTTTAAATTATAAAATATCCCTTCACTTGTACTTGCGGCTGGTAATGTTAATCTTACTGTACTACCAGAAGCATCAGCAATAATTATATTATCAAAAAGCGTTAATGTAAAATCTGATGTTTTATTATCAATATTATATCTTACTGTCGTACTTTTTCTTAATAATGAATTATTTGATATTATCAAAAACGACCCCACGGGATAATCGTTCACAAAAGTTAGTGAATCAATATCCATTATGTCATCGGCGGCCGTCAGTTCCAGACTTAAAACAACATCTTCATATCTGTTGTCGAACGCATTCACAATTGTTAACACATCATCTGCAAATAAGCCCCGTGTGTCTATGGCTTCTATGTCTATTCTTGTTAAAGTACTGCCTGCTACAATGGCTGTTGTAATTTGCGTAATACTTGAAGATAGTAACCAATTAGCACGCGAGTTAATATTTATAGTTGTATTCCTGTTGGCA